GTCCCGGTCGCCGCGGCCACCGCCGATCGGTCGGCGACAGCGGATCCCGCGGACTCGGCAGAGCCCGCCGGCGACGCGACCGCGAGGCGCACGCCTGCGGCTGTGGCAGAGCTGGAACCCGAACCGGCGGCGGCAGCAACGGCGGCACGAACAGCGGCTGCCGAGCCTGTGGTCACCGCCGAGCCGGAGCCCGCGGCGACAACAGAGCGAACACCCGTAGCCGAGCCTGCCGACGAGGCCGTCCCGGACGCGCCAGAGCCCGCCGGGTCCTCGTCGCTGATGATCGGACTGACCCAGTAGCAGCCGCCCTGATAGGTCTGCGTCGGTGCCGCGATCGACGGCCCCTCCAGGAATCGACCCTGGCCGGCGGGGACCGCGCTGTCGGGAGGCGCGTGCAGGATGCCCTCGGTGTGCCCGGACCCGCCGGGCTGACCGGCCAGCCAGTAGCCGCCCGTGCCCGCATAGCGGACCGGGTGGTGGGCGACCGCGACATAGGGCACGCCGATCGTCAGCGGGATCGGGGTGATCGAGACGGTGCGCCAGTCGGTCCCGCCATCCGGCACCGCCGTCGTGCTGCCTGATAGGACGACGCCCGAGCCGGCGGTGAACGCGGCGACCGTGATCCCGGTGTCGCCGGTGGTTGCGCGCCAGACACGGAAGCCGACCAGCCATCCGGTGCCGGTGACCTTGAACTCGGTACCCAGGCTGATCGGCGTCGTGGCGGAGTCGGTCACGGGCCCGTTCGTCGCCGGCCACAGGGTGAACGTCGTCACGGATCACCTCCGACCGGTAGTGCGAAGGTCAGCCGAGTTCGACGTCAGCGGCGGGCCAGCGTGACGCGCAGCAGGCCACCCGGGTCGGTGATCCCTGTCGCGTTGTGGATCGACCGCCACAGGAGCGTGTCCCCGGCCGTCAGTGAGAGGTTCGCGGCGGTACCCGACAAGGTGACCGCCCTCGGCGTGGTCGCCGCCGCGTTGGTCCCGCTGCCGAACGTAAGACTCGCCACGCTCGTCGAGTCGCTGCCCGCCTGGCCCTTGTTCACCAGGGAGATGGTGCGGTTGTTCGTCGCGGCGCCGGTGACCGCCGAGGCGGGCACGTAGTCGACGGCGGTGACCGTGGAGTTGAACGGCACGACCGCCGCGACCGAGTCGAGGTCGTTGCCGGCGGTGCCGACCGCGCCGACGGGGATGGTGATGTGCTGCACGTAGGGGGCGGAGTCCGCCATGGTGGATCCTCGCTTCCGGGTTGGTGATTCAGGCGCCGACGGACTTCAGGACGCCCACCGGGTAGCGGGCGGACTCGCTCGGCTGATCGTTGTTGATGGTGTTCGCGACCTGCCACCCGACCCGGAAGGTGAGGCGGACGGCAGTCATGTCCTGCTGGGCGAGGTTGTAGACGATCTTGCCGGTGTTGTCCTGGATGACCGCCTGATCCAAGACCTTCAGCGTGATGTCCTGACGGACACCGACGACGAACTGCGACCAGTCGCCGCCGAACAGCCGCACCCCGTCGACACCGGCGCCGCCGGCGGTTGGGAACAGGCCGCGCATCGGGTACTGGATCGGGTAGCCGTCCAGAGACCTCAAGTCCCCCGAGACGCGGGACTCGTCCAGCTTGCGGCCCTGCGTGTCCCGGGCCCGCCGGAGCTTCGCGCGAGCGGACACTGCCGCGACCCACCCGTTGATCTCGAATCCGTCGTTCTCGACCTTGTCGTACACGTTGTCCACGTCGCCGAAGAACGCGCCGTTCGCCGCACTGGAGCCCTCGTTGACGCTGTTCGCCGCAGCGGTCGCGGCGGCCAGGATGTCCGGCGGGAACGAGGAGGGCGCGTTGATCCCGAAGAAGACGGCGGAGTCCAGGACACGGCCGAACGCCTCGGTGAGCAGCGGCATCGCCTCGTCCCAGAGGTTCGCGTCCACGTCCGCCAGGACGTTGTCCGGGATCGGCATGATCGTCGCGATTTCCTCGATGTTCAGGTACTTGTTCGTCCAGTCGACCGACGTCGTCTGCTTCAGGCCCGTGTCCCCGGTGACCCAGTACGCC